AGTGTTGTTGAAAAACATCTGCAATAGCTTTTCGCTTTTCTGCGTTTAGTGTTAGTTTTTTAGACATATATATCCTTTCTGTTATGTATGGGAATTTATTTGATTTGTTTTAAAAAAGCAAATTAATTTTTCATAAGCTTGTGTTAAATAATCGTAGATTATTTAACACAAGCTAGTGTTCCTCGTTTTTTCAAAAATTTTTATTTTTTTAGGGTGGGAGGGCCCAAAGTTCACAAGCTCTCGGGCGGGAGGGCCCAAGGGTCTCAAGCATCCTGCGACGTTTTGCGCATTGCAATTGAGCTCAAGCTGGGATAATCTGGGAACCAGAAAGGATAAAAACTTATGGCAAAAAAAGAATTAAAACCTGAGTACCAGCCGGGCGGCGCGAAGCGTCACGTGATAATTGATAAGGCTGTGAAGTACTTAGTAGAATTTCCTGGTCTACAGTCTGATAAGAAATATTTCTTACTTGATGAGATCGGACTATCAACAACCGAATACCTGGAGGCTCTAAACCGTGCCTCCAATGGTGAATTGGTAAAAACCGCACTGGGGGACTGATGAGTTTCTCCAAACGTGAAAACGAAATTTGTGATATGCTCGCGTGGCTAGCCTGCCACGCGGACGAAGATTGTCCGGCTGAATATCGGACGAAGCATTTCAGGAACGCCCTGAACAGGGCCGTCGAGTTCCTGGAGTCCAGTGGCTGGTATGATTTTAACAAGGAGGCCAGGAGTAAAAAATAACTCCTGGGCCGATCCCTGGACTGGTGAGATTGTTATGCCTAGGCCGCGCAAGTGTCTTTTTCCACCAGTCCTGGGATCGGTGGGCCTGCTGTGCAGCATTGGCCCGCGGATCTTTATCTTTTCTAAGGGGCTCGAGCGTGCAAGCGCTCAAGCCTTTTTTAGATTATATAAAAGGGTGGGCCCGGAGGACACAAGCAGACAAGCAAAAATTTTTAATTGACAGCGAGCCGGGGACCTGTTAAGATGGGATATTATAGGAAGGTGAAGAGATATGAAAATTAAAGAAGCAGAAAAAATTACACACACTTTAAGCAAGCCGGGCAAAATGCCTGGATATGCTTACAGCACACCAGCACACGAATGCGAGACAGGGACAAAGCTGCGCGGCGTTCCTGGTTCAGTTTGTTTTAAATGTTACGCGTACGAGCGTGGGCGGTATAGATTCCAAAATGTTAAAGACGCGCAATATAAAAGACTGGCAGCGCTCAAGCACCCGCAATGGGCGCGAGCTATGGCTGTTCAAATCAATTCAAAAAAAGTTAAATTTTTTAGATGGCACGATTCTGGGGACGTCCAGAACCTGGACCATTTAAGAAAAATTTTTGAAGTTTGCAGGTTAACGCCAGAGATCCGGCACTGGATGCCCACGCGCGAAGCGTGGACTAAGGACTACCTGAACGAGTGTCCAGAAAATTTAATAATAAGATTTAGCGCGCCAATGGTGGACCAGGCAGCGCCGGCGAGCTGGCCGCACACGTCGACAGTATCAACGAAGCCTGAAGACAGGACGTGCCCGGCACCGGACCAGGGCAACAGCTGCGCGGACTGTCGAGCGTGCTGGGACAAGTCAGTAAAAAATATTTGTTATGGGGAACACTAATGGAAATAATGATAATTAATATAATTCTAATTGCTTGTTTATTGATAGACTAATGTCTTTTGTATTCAAGCATCCAAACTATTATAAGAAGCTGAGAGCTAACAGGCAACAGGCTACAGGCCTCGAGCCCACAGGCCACGGGCAGCGAGCAAGCAAGAGTCCACAGGCCACAGGCCCCGGGCGGGTGGGCCCGAAGGACTCAAGCGGTCAAGCATCAAGCGGTTCGCGAATCAACAAGCGTTGAATGTGGTCCCAATCATCAATTGCGAGGGAAGGTGTTTCACGATGATCGGTCAGTAGACCGGGGATCGCGGAAGACTCATAAAGTTTTATGGCTCCGAGAGAGGCGTCTCGGAGCAGGATAAAATTACGCTGTGTTCTGGTCATATGAAACATTCTTTGGTGAGGTGAGAAGTGTACTTTTTTACTCTTCGTGACCTTTAGCTCAACCATAAAAAAACCACAATTATCATTGTATCCAACCAAATCTGGCACACCAAAGGATGCCCAAGATTCCAGTCTTGTCCACTGGATTTTAGGTGTATTTTTCTTAATTAATTTCCAAAATTTAGACTCTGGTTTCACCGGAATTCCTACTTGCTAACTACTACATCTTGTACTAAATTACAAGTATGACACAAGATAAAAAACTTACAGATAAACAACGAAAGTTTGCAGAATTAGTGGTTTATAATGAAGGCCGTATGTCTCCAGCAGAGTGTGCATATGAAGCCGGATATAAAACTAGACCCAGACAGTCTGCTTCTGAGATGCGAAATCCAAAGTATTTTCCATTGGTTGTTAAATACATTGGTGAGCTGAGAGCAGAAGTCCAGGAGAAGTATGGTATAGATTTTGGAAGACACGTAGCAGAGCTGGCAAAGATAAGGAACGAGGCCTTGAAGAACAAAGCCTGGTCCGCAGCTGTAAATGCAGAAGTTGCACGTGGTAAAGCTGGTGGTTTATACGTAGATCAAAAATTAGTTATGACTAGCAACATAGATAATATGACTTCTGATGAGATCAAAGATAGACTCAAAAGAATTCTAGATGATAACAAAGAAATAATTAATATTACGCCTGAAGATATCGAATTAGATAAAATAGAATTATCAAAAGAATCCAACCCTGATTCCCATTCACAAAAGAATTAACTCTATTTAAAATTTTTAGTGGTGACTTTTTTACCAGTGACCATTTGTTTGTTACTGTTTTGTATAGTTCTGCCATCATTTACTCCTTGTGGATTAGGCCCACGTCTTGGTGGTAATAGGTTCCATTTTACGTGAGGCATATTCTTAGTCAAGGTTTTATTTTTAGTCATCATAAATTACTGATATGTGAGTATATCCATTTTTCTTTGCAAACCAACACCTTTGATTACCTCTTATTGGTTGCATTGTTTGTTTATTAACAACAATTGGATCTAGTAATCCATCTTTTTGCAATTCTTTTTCTAATGCTTGATATATTAAATCATCTGGATGTTCTTTGTAGTCATCTTCAAGACGCTTACATTTTAAATCTTTAAGTGCAACAAGAGTTGTTTTAGCGACGAGTGGTTTCATTTATTTTTTCCATTTTAATTATACACCCAATTGGAAATACATTTCTATCACTAAATAACTCGTCATTCTCTTCATAAGATGCAAACGTCCATATGTATTTTTTATTCTTATCAAATACATAAGCGTGAGTTATCATTGTAGATGGTAGTAAACCTAGTGAGTCGTGTGCTGTAGCGTGCCCGCTGTCACCCGTCGGATCAATCCAGGTTATTTTGTAATAGTAATACCGCTTCTTGTTGATAACAACAGATTTGTATTTTGATTTTTTAGGTCGTCTCATATTCTATCTTATACTGTATAGTGAGATTTTTGGGCAAAAAAGTTTTCAAAAAAACAAAAAAGGTCGCGCGCGTCGAATACAGTACTGTGCCAGGCTGTGCCAAGACCCTTGGCACACCATTTAGCCAGTAATACCAACGATAATAGCTCAATTTTACCCTGTGCCAAGTGTGCCAGAGGTTTTTTTTTATCACTGAAAAAAAAATTTGCCCAAATATTTCACTATACATTGGCACAATTACCTATTTCCCCAGGTATTTGACACCTGCATCTTACGATGAAACTCTGTACTTGCCACATTTGTGCCATTATTTACTATTTTCTTGACACCGGGCCCCTGTAATTCGAACGTTGCATATGGTGCCCACTGTTTACGAATCAGATTTAGTTCTAAAATCAGATTCGACCATTGTTTGGGACTTATGTTTTTCCCTACTATAGTTACCTTTTTCATAATCAATACACAGTCTACCCTCTAAATGGTCCAGCTCGTGCTGTATGCACCTAGCCTCCAGGTTATAGAAGGTCTTCGTGTGATCTTCTCCTTTCTCATCTTTGTAGTTTAGAACGATTCTAAGGTATCGTTTTACCTCTCCGTGTTTTCCTGGTGCTGATAGGCACCCTTCGAAGTCTGTTAAAGTTTCCTCACTATTTTTCACTATGACAGGATTAATAAATACTTGTGGTGTCTCTCTTGCTCTAGTGCAATCCATTATAAAAATTCTTTGTAAGTATCCTACCTGCACAGCTGCTAAACCTATGCCGTGGTGTTGATACATAGCTTTCTTCATCCATTGTATAAGTCTTGTAGTCTTATCATCTAATGGAAACTTAACCTCGTGAGATTTACTACGTAGAAATACGTCCGGGTATTCTACCAAATCTATTTTAAACACGGGACCTCCACGCTAGCTTCAGTCCCGTGACCCAAGGGTATGTTAACTCTGTTTATATGTAAGTGATCTAAATAATTTTCTTTCATCTGCTTTAAATACTAATCTTGCAGGATTAGCATCTCCAATTACTACACTTTCTTGCACTTCAATCTTTCTTAAATCTTCCAAGTGTCCAGATTGAGTCTCAATATATATTGGACAATCAGATATCATAGTACCTTTTTGTCCGTTAGTGAATTTCTCTAGAATTTGTTGTAAGTCTCTTACTCTCATCTAATTTCCTTCCTATTATTTTAATTAATTCGTACCATTTACGACCCCACATCTCTCTTACTTCTCCAGATGTATTCCAATATGCTTTTGCTATATTATCCAGTCTTCTTTGGTCTTGTTTTATAATACTCATCCACCCTCCTTAAAAAGTTATGTTTATATTCTTGGAACTCATTACCTTCAATAACAAACTCCTGGTAATAATTATCTTTACTACACATCATCACAACACCTTTTGTAATTTTTGTTTTGTAAATAAAATTATGTGCCATAGCATAAGCTGCTAATTGAAGACAATAATCTTCAATCCATTCTCTTTTCTTTGGCTTGTTTGTTTGCTTGAAGTCTATGATTGCGTCCTGGCCCTTGTGTATACCAACTAAATCTGTTTGGCCTGCATACAATCCAGGATAATATAACGTGCATTCTGTTCCATAATATTCTGGAACATTACAAAGTCCTTGCTCAATGACTCGAAGAGCCATATTGTGAGCTTGCTTACCCACTTCTGTTTCATCTAGATAACCTTGTTTTAAAATATACATTTCAAGA